AGGATGGGAACGGCCACCCAGTTCACGAAGCAGACCTTGAGTTACACGTTCACGATCACGAATGTAATCTCCGGACAGAACTACAAGCTGACGGCGAACATTTACAAGCGGACGGCGAGCAATAACGGGAGCGGGACGCCGGCGCGTGGGGCGTGGGCGCTGGATAGCACGCAGGTCATCACCTTCAACCCGAGCGGGACGAGCTACACGACGGGGAGCTACAATTTGCCCAATAACATCGGCTACGAATATCAAATCCAATACGCTTTTTGCGAGTTCGCATGAAAGAGACATCCACCATCATCATTGCGACGCCCGAGGAGATTGACGCGGACGCGGTGAAGCGGCGCGCCCAAAAGGAAGCCGCCATTTTCGCCCCCGGCCCGAAATGCCCTTGCGGAAAGCCTCAACCCACGGTAAAGGAAAACAAATCAAATGGCACTGGAAACTGACACCACCACGGAACCCGACGTAGCCAGCACGCTTTTCCCGACCGGAAAAGTTACCGATGGCACAATGATGCCGGCCCCGCAGCCCATCGCCGGTGGCGCGCCGGGCGGCGTCCCAATGCCCACTCCTGGCCAGCCGTTTTATCAACCGCCGCAACCCGCGCATCCGTTGTTTGACGCCCTCGGCGTGACGGTGCATCCGAGTGTGCATCCGATGATGCTGCCCGGCGACACCCACCCCGACCCGGTGAATGGGGCGTGGATTGATTCTCACCAGCCAATACCATCCGGCACGCCGGGGATGGGTGCGCCGATGGGCAATCCGGTCACGGCTTCGCGGACTCCCGGCTTTGGCAATCCGGCGGGTGGGGCGTATCACGCGAATGGGGACGCGCTGGGGTGGGGTGAGTCAACGCAGATTGCGCAGGCCAAGCGGGCGGCTGGGTCGCGACTGACGGACGCCGACTGGCGGTTGCTCGTTGACCATGATTTTTACGAGGGGCGGCAGGGGAACCCGGCCTATCAGGCTGGTGGAGGCGGCGCGGACAACCCACGTCAGGCCGAGCAGCAAAAGATGCTGGCCGACAAGCAAAAGGCGGAGGAGGGTCAGGTGGATGCCCTGCGCGGGCTGATTTCCGCGCACCCGAAGGAGGCGGCGGACTTGGGGATGAACCTGAACTCCATGAGTCACGATGACTTGCTGGGCGTGGCGGGCGGCTTGTGGAAGGCGTTGAACGGCGCAGTGGACACGGCAAAGCGGTCAGCGCAGACGGACGCGGAACGGCAGTCTGAGATAGCGGCGGCGTCCCAGCGGCAGGCAACCCAGATTGCGGCCACGCAGGCCGGGCGCGAGTGGGGCTTTGACTCCACCAGGCAGTTTCGTCAGGCCAGCCAGGCGGCGCAATTTACGGAGGAGGAAAAGATGGTGGGCATCCGGCAGGCGCGTGAGGACGCGGGCGCGATTATTCGGGCTACGGCCACGGCTGATAAAAACACCCAAGCGCAGGCCCAAAGGGACGCCGCCGAGTATGAGCGGCTTATCGGCGTGGCTTATGATACCAATAAGCCCGCGCCAGAACGCAACGTGGCGGTGCAACAGGCTGCCGCCCTCAAGCAGAAATACGGCGGGCAGACGCCGGTTGGAGCGCCCGCCAGCGCGAAACCCGCCGGGCCGCAGACGGGGGCCGGCTTTTATCAATCCCTTTTCCCAACGCAGTAATGGCCGGCACAGACACAACGATTGAGGCCCCGCCGGTCGCGCCGACGCCGACCAGTGGCACCGGCACGCAACAACCGGCGGCACCCCCGCCGTGGAATGATGTCCTGTCGGCGGCACAGGCCGACCCCAATGGTTCGCCGGAGAAAATGAGAGCGGCGCTGCAAGGGTGGACTGCGGCGACCCGTGGATTTTTAAGCAGTCCGGCGGCGAGCGACCTGCCGCAGGAAAAGAAGGCGCAGATTTTGGACTACGCGGCCAAGCAGTATGACAACCTGGATTCATTTTGGCAGCATCCGTTGAATAGCGTTGGAGCCGGGCTGAAGGCGTTGCCCGGCTCAATCGTGGGCACTGCGGCGGGAGTTGGCGGCATCCTCAAGCCCGCCGGGCCATTGCAACCCGCCGGGCAGGGAATGATTGCCGCCGGGATTGCGGATTTGCAAAGCGCGCCCGGCTTAATCAAGACCGGCTTCGGCAAACTCACTGGGGTGGGTGGCGGGGCCGACATGGACAATCTTTTCAATGAATTATCGTCGCACGTTAAAGACGGCACGCTGATGCGGAATGGCCAGCCCGATGCAAACTACCTCAAGGGCTGGGCCGGGGCGGTGCAAAAGCAGGCAAAAGATTTCAACAACGATGACGCCACGCAATACACCAGCGCCAAGCGCGACATCAACAGCGACGAAAATCAGGCGTTGTTGCACAAGTATTACGGCACACTCGACCCGCAGGTTTTGAAAGAGCTTCGCACAAACCTGACGCAGAACGTGGCGAGTGAACGGGCGCAGTTGCTACAGGACAAGGCAACGGCGGCGCTCCCTGCTGGAACGCCGGACTATCTCAAAAAGACTTTTGGCGGCGGACTTGACCCGTTGAATGTGGCACTAATGGCGATACCCGGACTCGGCGAACCAGCCTGGGCAGCGAGGATGGGATTGGCGGCGCGGTTGGCCGTTCGCGTTGGCGAAGGCGTTGCGGTTGGGGCCGGGGCCGGGGCATTACAGCAAGCCCTACACAACCCTCCGGGTGATACCAGTGGAATCGGGAAAGCGGCGCTGGCGAGCGGGGCGGCGGGAGCACTGCTTGGCGGGATAAGCGGGTTGCGTCGGGCCGCGCCAGAGGCGTCCGGCGCAGTCCCAGAGGGGCCGGAAGCCGCACCCACGCCCCAAGAGCAGGCCATGTTCAAAACTCTGCGCCTAGAGCAAGACAGCAAGGACAGGGCGCAAGTGGCGCGGCAGAGTCAGGCCATTACGCAGGCGCATCAAGACTGGCAGGCCGAGGAAGCCGACAAGCAGGCCATTGAGAAAGCACCCGCACCTACTGGCGGCGTTCCGACTGGCGATGCGATGGATAGGGAGGTGCAGGGAATTGAGGACAGACTGCCAACACACGAACAGGCCCATGCCGCAGAGCAGGCCAATTTAACCGCAGAGCGTCAGGCGGAACTCAATCGCCCCAAGCTGCCGACACGCGATGACATTGCCGCAGCGCAAAAGCGGCCAAGCGCCGGGCCTATCCCAATTTTGGAGGCAGGGCCAAAGCCCGAACCCAAAGGACTCGTCTCTGGCACTAAAGCTGAAAAGTGGGCTGACCTTTTAATCAAAGACTCCGCCACGCATTTGACCGCCGGCATTGACCCGCAACTGCTGGCCGCATGGGCCGTGAAGGGCGCGGCGCATCTTGAACGCGGGGTGAGGGATTTCGCGGAGTGGTCAAAGGCAATGGTGGCCGAGCAGGGTGAAAAGATACGGCCCTATTTGCAAAGTGTTTGGAAGGGGGCGAAATATCACTACGAGCGACAAGGCGGGGACATGAGCGCCGCCCCCGCCGCGCGCGCTGTTGCGCCACAGGGCGTAAGTAAAGTTCCGTCAATAGCGGTGCCGGAGGCAGACCGGGCCAAGGCCACAAATTTGATTGCCGATAAAACGCCGATTCACGGTGCGCAAGAGGCTTACAAATACGTCAAGGATTTGGGCGCGGACATTTTTGGCATCAAGCGGCTTTCTCCATTCAAAAAGATAATGCTCGACTTGAGGGGCAAGCAACAGGAGGCCATCAAAAACATCATTGACGAAGCGCAGAAAATTAAGGCTGTCTCGGACAGCAAGGTTGTGCATGAGGGCATGACTAACGCCGCCGACTTGGGCAGCGACCCGCAGCGCATTGCCAAGGCGATTGCCCAAACCAAAGACCCGGTGTTAAAGGCCGGGTATGAGGCCGCTGCCAAGCTTGGCCCGAAAGAGCAAGAGGCGGTTGCGTTCTACCAGCAATGGACTGAAAAAATGTTGGCCATTGGGAAAAAGGCCGGATTATTCAATCGGCAACTGGCGGACTTGAAGCCCGGAGAATCATGGAATGGGGTTAAAAATTATGTGCCCCACGAATTTTCCGCTCAGGGGATAAAGAAGTTCTTCAATCCCGCCACGTCAGGCATCAACCGAAATTTCAAGTTTTCCAAACCGCGCGTCTATGCGGATATGCCCGCCGCCGAAGCGGTGGGCCTGCGGGTCAAAAACAAAAACCTTCCGGCCAGCATGGTTTCCTATGGAGGAAATATGATGCGGGCCGCTCTATCGCGGGACAAGATTAGGGAATTACTCACCACCACAAACGAGCGCGGCGAGCCTTTGGCGCAAGCGGTTTACGGGCGCATCATCGGCAATGACGCCATCAACAACATTGGCAAAGACCAGTTTGTCCAGCCCGCTGAGAATAAAACGGGCATCCAATACCGCACGGCCTCGGCCAACAACGAGGCGTTTCACAACTGGCCGGTCAAGTATCTCGACGCCGACGGCAAAACCCACTACTCCCTTGGCGAAATTGCTTTTCACCCAGAGCATATTCAGGACATCAACCGGATTTTTGGGCGCTCGGGCTTGCGCGAGTGGCAGGACTCGCCCGGCTCCCCAACCAGTCAGTCCCTTAAATTGGCGTTCTCCAAAATTGACCGCGCCAATCAATTCATCAAAGGCAACGAACTTGGGGGATTTTCCACTTTCCACATGGTTCAGGAAGGTGTGCGGCAGGCGATGGCGGGGACAAATCCTTTGGGCGCAATCGAAAAGGTGAATGTAAACAACCCGGAAATTCAGCAAATGATGCGGCTCGGACTGACGCTTGTTCCTGACCAGTATGGGTTGCATGAGCTGCAAGAGGGGCTGGGCGGACATTCACTAATAGATAAAGTGCCCGTCCTTGGGAAGCTAACCACCGGACTGGCCCACTTCATGTTTCAAGAGGCAATCCCCAGTATGAAGATTCAAACGGCGCGGTTGTGGTCGGCGCGCAATCTCAAGTTGCTCGCCCCGGAAATCGCCGCCGGCAAATTGACGCGCGAGGATGTTTTGTATAAAACCATGCAGGATGTGAATGACAAGTTTGGCGGCATCAACAAATTTGACCGCACCCGCGACCCGACCTTTCAACATCTTTTAGGGCTGGCATTTTTGGCCCCGGACTTCCAAGAGGGGAGCCTAATGAGCAACCTTAAGGCCGCGCGCGCTTTGGGTGGCAGCAAACTCGACCGGCAACCCGCGCAAGCACTGGCCTTGACGGCGATTACGGCTTGGGCCTTGTCGCGCATCGGCAATCAGATTGTCAGCGGCACCCCGCGCTATGACAAGCCCTTCAAGATTGTCGCGGGCGGGAAAGATGTTGGCATTCGTAATGAAGCGGGTGACTTGTATAATCTTTACAATAGCCCGCGCATTTGGTGGCAGGGGCGATTGTCCCCGATTGCCTCCACCGTGTCCGAGGCTGCCTACGGCACAAACTGGGCTGGCCGAAAAGTGGACACCTCGCGCATCATCAAGGAATTTCTTGCCAAGCCCATCCCGATTTCCTTGCGCGGCGTTCCGGGGTTCAGCAACGCCACGACCTGGGGCGAAGGCAGGCAGGCGGGGATTACGCCGTTGGAGGAGTTTTTGGATTCTCAGGGTATGCAAATTACGCCTGACAATAAACCGGCCCCTGCCGGCCCCGAGCAACCGTGACGGGCAAATTAAACTGACCAATGGAATCTAAGGAAAACATCATCGAAGAAGCGCAGCCGACGCCGAGCCTTGACCCGCGCGCCATCGAACTCGAATTGACGCCGGAGAAAAAGCGGCAGATTTTGGCGTGGGCCAACCACGACCTGGCCAAGGCGCAGGCCAAGGCGCTGGAAATATACAAGTTGCGCGAGGAGATAATCCGCAAGAGCGACCCGGAGAGCGCGGATGCGGATTTAATCGGCTACAGCTACCGGCCCGAGACGTTCAAACTGCTGGATGCTGCGCTGGCGAAGTATGACACGGTGCTGGTGAGCGGGGCCAACCGGGAAGGCAAGAGCTATGCGTGCCTGCTTAACTTGACGGAGTATCTGGTGAACAACAAAGGGGTGATGGTGGGATTTTTCGAGAACACCGCGCAGGACAGCATCATCAAGCAACAGGTGATGGTTCACGCGATGCTGCCAAGGGAATACCGCACGAAGTCCAAAAAGGGCCGCGTGGTGGAACGGGCCTTTGGGGACAAAAATGGGTTTTCGGACTCCCGGTTTATTTTGCCGCGCCCGAACAAGAGCATGGGGATTTTCCTGCATTACTCGCAGGGCACGCTGGGCCGCGAGGGTTACGAATTTGACAAGATATACTTCGCGGAGAATGTCCCGCTGGAGTTGATTCAGACGATGAAATACCGCGTGCGCGGACATGCCAAGAAGCTCCAAATCATTTATGACTTCACCCCGAAGTGGGGGTTCACCCCGGCCTTGAAGGAAATCATGGAGGGCATGGTGGTGACAAAATGGGCCAAGGCGGATTTGCTGCCGCCGGGAATTGTCCATGTGCCGGGTTGCCCGCCGGGGTGTATGCCGACGGAGATGGTGAATGAGTCGAAGGGCACGATCGCAATTTTCTTTCACAACGGCACGAATCCGCTGGGTGGCGGCGCGGCCATCCGGCAGAAGCTAATCGGGGCCACGACCGATGAAATAATGATTCGGGCCTACGGCTACGCCAGGCGCTACATCGGCGGGGCGTTCTCCCGCTTTGATGAAAAGGTGCATTGCATCAGCCGGGCGGCCTTCAACGCCATTGCGGCCAAGGGCGGGCGGCGGATTTGCGTGTGCGATGGGGCGGGCGGTCGCAACTGGTTTTTTAAGTGGTATTTTATCACGCCGGACAATCACGCCATCATCTATAGGGAGTGGCCGGATTATCAGCAGCACGGCGAATGGGCGATGGTGGGGGACAAGACGGATTGGAAGGAGGGGCCGGCGCAGCGCGACAACAGCGGGAAGGGCTTTCGGGACTACAAGGTGCTGGTGCTGGAATTGGAGGGCGGGCGCTGGGACACCCGGAAAAAAGAATGGGACATGAGCAACGCCGAGACGATTGACCGCCGGATTATTGACCCCCGCTTTGGGGCCGGGCCGGTCACAGGGCAGGACGAAACCACCACCATCATTGCGAATCTGGCGCATAACCATACCCTGTCGGAACCTTACGCCCCGCCGCAATACTGGGATGCCGCGCAATGCGGGCAGTATGTGGATGACACCATTGAGATGATTAACAATCGCTTCGCTTACAATTTGGGCGAACCGTTGTCCCCCCTGAACTGCCCGACCCTCTACCTGGTGGATGATTTGGAGCAGACCAAGACCGCCTTCCGCGAATGGGCCAACAACCACTCGGCCAAATGTGCGCTCAAAGATATTATTGACTGCGACCGATATTTCGTTAAAGAGGACGAAATGTATTTTGCGCCCGGCCAGAACCAGCCCGTCGTTATTTGTTCCGAATATGAGTAACCCGGAAAAAACGCCCCTGTGGAATCGCGCGACCATCCTGCGGGAGGCGAAGTGGCCGCGCAGCATCTTCGACAAAATGGTGGCGCATGGATTTCTTCGACGCGCCCGAGACAAGGAAGGCTCGCCGCTGCCGGGGCACCCCCTTTACCATCGCCGCGATGTCCTTAAACTTATGCAGCCATGAATCTCTCTGGAACCAACGTGGACTTTCTCGGCACCGGCAACCCGCGCATGGATGCCACCGGCGGTGTCATCACGGCCAAAGACGCGGCCCTGGAAATGATGGATGCCATCGGGCGCTCGCAGTTCTACATTTGGCGGCGGCTGCACAACGATGAGATTTGCTTTAACTGGCGCGAGGGCATGAGTGACGATGGGCGCTACCACCGCAAAGACCTGAATCGTGAGCCATTCCCTTTCGAGAACGCCCCGGACAACCGCATTTTGCTCTCCGATGGCATTATCAACTCTAACGTCCGTAAGATAAAGAAGGCGTTCCTCGATGGCGATTTTCCCCAGCCGGTCGGAATGAAGGACGCCGATTGGGCGATGCAGTTGCAACAGCTTTGCCACAACATGACGCACTCGCGCATGATGCCGGACATCGTGGCGCAGGTGGAAACCTTTGCCGGATTTGAGGAGCGGCTGGGCACCGCCGCGATGGCGATAACGTGGGACGAGCAAATGGGACTCATTGAGAAAACCGTTACCGTGCAGGATTACTTTCAGGCATTGGCCGACGCCGGGCAAGCCCAGGACTTGGACAATGAGGATTTATTCATCGCGCTTTACCCCGGCGTGAGCAACAAAGTGGCGGTCAAGGCGCTGAAGGATTTGCGGGAAACCGGCGAGGCGGTGTTCAATGCGCCCTACGTCACCACTGCCAAGGCCAAATGCGAGGCGATGGAAATAATGAGCGACCTTGTGCTGCCCGCCAACACCCGCGACCCGCAGCAAGCCCGGTGGCTGTCCCGACGCATCCTCTACACGGAATCCGAGTTGCGCGCGCAAGCCGCCGTTCAGGGCTGGAGTGATGAGTGGGTGGATAAGTGTCTCCAGCAAATCGGCGTTTCCGTCTTTGTGGACTGGCAAAATTCGATGGGGCGAAATCCCGAGGGCGTCATGGGGATTGAAGGCCCGATGCAAATTGCCTACCAGATGATTGAAATTTGGTGTGTCTATTGCAAACGTGCGGGCAAGGATGGCGAGCGCGGGGTGTATTACAACGTCATCCATCCGGCGGTGACGGAGTTGCAGGCGTGGAAGAAAGACCGGCTCCTGCCCTATCAGCACGGCCAGTATCCTTTTATTTTCGGCCAACGCGAGAAGATTTCCAAACTCTGGCTGGAGTCGCGCGGCGTGCCGGAGATTCTCCGCACCCAACAGGACGCCATCAAAATCCAGCGCGATACCCAGGGGGCGCGGGCCTTGATTGAGGCGTTCCCGCCGATGGAGGCCAAGATCGGCAATGACAAGATGCGCTGGAAAAATGCCCCAAGCGCGCAAAACTTTACCCGCACCGGAAGTGAATACCGCTATGTCGAGACGCAGCGCGGCACGGAGAGTGCGCAGATTGCGCTGAAAGACGCCCGGCAGGAGGCCAACTGGTATTGCGGCCAGCCCGACCCGGAGATTCCCCCGGACGTCGCGCAGGAATACGCGCAAAATCTGGTTGACCACTACATGAGCGAAATCGGACAAATGGAATTTATGATATTGCAACTCATGGCGCAATACATGGACAAGGCGGACGCCGAGGAAGTGGTGGGGCCGCTCTTGAAGGACTGGCCGGAAGATGCCGCCGAAATCCGCACCCCGCACTTCTTCACCCCGCAATTTGACCTGCGCCGCACAAATTTGGAGTATGTCACGAACATGGTGGATGCCGTGTCCAAAATCATGCCCCTTGACAATGGCGGGGCCATTGACGGGTCGGGCATCGCGGGCTGGCTCACCAACCTGCTTGACCCCGGCATGAAGCGATTTGTGCGAACCGGCGGCTCCGCCACCCAAAAGGAAATTGACGACCAGCAAACCCGCATTGCTAAAATTGCAATGGGGATGCAGCCGCCCATACCTGAGAGCGGGGTCAATCCGCAACTGCGCCTGCAAACCATTTCCAGCACATTGCAAGGCTCGCCGCAGTTGCAAGCAGCGTTCGCCAACCCCAAGGCTCCGCAGACGCTCACGCTTTTGAAGGATGTGCAGCACTATCAATTTATGCTGGCCCAACAGCAAAATAAGGTGGTGGGCCGGCTGGGCGTTCAGCCCGCGCCGCAGCAACCCCAAACCGCCCAAGTCGCATGAGACTGTTTGCCCGCAATCAGGACGATTACATCAACGCCCTCAAAGCCGACATCTGCCGCCTCACGGAATTGGTGGAACTGTCACAGGCTCGGGCCGCGAACATGGCCCGCGAGTCGTCGGCCCTGAGGCGCGAACGGGTCATCCTGCCATACCCGCCCTCCGACAAAACTGTTCGTGACGGATTTCAAGTGGATGAATCCAATCCCTTGTTTCAATCTGTCCTCGCCACGCTTTATGAGGAGGTGGACTACTACGTCCGCGAAGCCAGCGACCCCAAGCGGGCGGATGCGCCTGGCAGCGCGGCCCACTTAAACGGGGCGGTTGCGGCCATGCTCGCCACGATTGCGACGCTCAAGTCCCGCCGGGAAATGGCGATTGCACCCCCCGAGTCCGCAGAGTAAAAATGGGTAATTTTGTGCGTAAATGGGATGGCGAAATTTGACGGGTGGCATAACGGGGTGTATCTGCGTGCGTTATGAAACGCCACGCCGAGGTTTTACTTCTGCTTCTGCGGCATGGCTGTCCCTCCTTGAAAGCAGATGGTCTTAACTTGGGAGATAATCCATGAGTGCAGCCGCCACCAAAACTGCGGACGATGTATTGGAACCCGGAGTCGCCGAGGACGCCGCTTCACCGTTCACTCCCTTCGAGGATTCGGCGATGGAGCAGATTCTCAACACCCCGGAAGTGCAGGCAACAGGGATAAAGGCAGCCAAGGACGAACCCCCGGCGAAAGTCGAGGAGGCGGCCAAGGTTGATGAATCCCCCACTGACGAACAGCCAGCCAAGACGGAGGACGAAAAGACCGCTGATGAGAAAGCCGAGGAAAGCCCGGCCTATCAGAAGCGGCTTGACGAACTCACCGCCCGACGGAAAACCGCCGAGGAAAAGGCCGAAGCGTTGCAGCTGCGCGCCGAAGCCGCCGAAGCGAAGGCCAAGGCACTTGAAGCCGAGGAACCCATCAAGCTGCAAGGCACCGATGGCAACCCCCTGGTGGAAGTGTTCAGCGCCGACAAGCTGCGCGAAAAGGTGCAGCAAGCCGAGCGGGATGCAACTTGGTTCGCGGCCAATCCAGAAGGCGGGATTCGCCGGGAGAATGGCAAGACAGTCGAGTATAGCGCCGCCGATGTGGCGGATGGCATGGCCAAGGCGCAGGGCATCAAAAGCCATGCGTTAGACCGCGCCATATTCATCACGGAGTTCAAGGCAGAACGGGAGCGGGCGAAGGCCGCGTTCCCCACGCTGTTTGACCCGGAATCGCCGGACATGGCCCGAGGCAAGGAAATCCTCAAGGAAATCCCGGCCCTCGCCACCCGCCCCGACCTCTATATGCTCGTTGGTAAAATCATCGCCGGGGAGAAAGCCCTAACGGTGAAGCCGAAAGCCACCCCAACGGTGGCCACTGGCACGCTTAAAGTCACTCCCGCCAAAACCGCGCCCAAGGCTCCGGTGGCGATTGAGAGTGGTTCTGCACCCCGGACGCTGCCGGGCAAGGCGCAACAGCGGGACTCAGTAGGATTAGCACGCACGGCGCTGGCGGCGGGCAATGTTCAAGGAATCACCGATGTCATCGGCGATTTTGTTGATCGCCTCCCTTTGCGCTAAAACCAACCCAACAACTATTCAAGGAGGACAATTCAAATGGCAACCATGATTGAGCCGACCCAACCCGGCAAACGGGAAATGCTGGCGGCGATTATTCAGAACATTGACAAGGGCCGCACGCCCTTTATCTCCCGCGCCAAACGCGCGGCCAAACCCACAAATACCCTGATGCAGTGGCAGGTTGACAACTATCCTACGCCCCGCACCACGGGCGTGCTGGATGGCTCCGACGTGTCGAGCTTTGAGTATATCGGCGACCGTGAGAAAATCGGAAACTATATCACGTTCCTTCGCTACGCCCCCGGCGTGGGTGAACTGGCGCAGGAAGTTTCCGATGTGGCGGGCCTCGGGGTTGGCCAGGAAATGGCGAACCAAATCACCAAGTCCCTCAAGATGTGCGCCCGCTCGGCGGAAGCGTGCTGCCTGATGGATGGCCAGGACGCGCAGGCGCAAACCGGCACCACGCCGTATGCGACCCGCTCGGTTGGCAAATGGTGTGCCACCACCGCAGGCACGGTGCAGCCGATTCCCTCGGACTACCTGCCTGCCGCCGGCAATCAGGACAACACCGCCACGACCTCCATTACGGAGGATGACATTGTGGGCATGATGGAATCTGCGGCTGGCGCGGCCAAAAGCCCGCTGGACTTCGTGGGCTTCTTCGGTGCCACCGCCCGCCGGGCCATCAGCAAGCTGCAAAGCTACGCGCCCGGCAGCACCATACCGCTGCGCCGCACGCAGGAAATGCAGGGGGTGCTGGAACAATCCGTGACCAAAATGGCGAACGACTTTGGCACCCTTGAACTGGTGCTGGATTACTTCGTCAACATTGACACGGCCTACGGAGCGGTTCGCGGTTACATCCTGGACATGGAAATGTTCGAGTTGGCATACAACCGGATGCCCCGCGTGCGGGAACTCCCGAACCTCGGCGGCGGCCCGCGCGCCGAAGTCAGCATGATTTTCGGCCTCGTCTGCCGGAATCCGCTGACCGCCTGCTACTACAACCCGACAGCGTAACCATCAACGGAGAACACTCAAATGTCTTACAATCTCGCAAACGTAACTCCGCTCGGCGACCTCGTGGCCGCTGATACCGGGTTCACTCACGTCGCCCGCATCCAAGTGGCCGACATCATCGCGGCGGATGCTGGGGCTGGCAATGCCGGCACCATCAACCTCGCTGTCCTCGCCCAAGGCGACATCGTGGACAAGGTCGGGTTTAACCTCCTGACCAGTCTCGTTGTTTCCGACAGCGGCGCGACCCTCACCATGTCGGTCGGTTATACTGGCGCGACGACAAACTGGATTAGCGCAAATTCCGTTTTGGGCACCGCGACTCCGATTGTTGGCGCGGCCAGCGCAACCCTCCACTTCTTCACGGGGGCAAGCACGTTGGTGGTGACGCTGACCCCTGCTTCGGGGAAGAACCTAAACACGGTGACGGCTGGTGTCATTGACATCTACTTCAGGAAGTCCAACTCCCTGAAGCTGTCCAATCCCAGCCCAACCGGCACGCTCTTGATTTAGTTCTTTACTGGCTGGGCAGGCCAGTGAAATGGGCAAAAAGGCGGGGGTGGCTGTAAGGGGCCACCCCCGCGACGCCCCCGCCATTTTTATGAACGACCGACCCGTCACCCAGGGAGCCTTGCTCAACGAACTCGACACGTTGAAGGACGTGCCGGAGGAAGTCATGCACTTAGTTATGCGCCAGCTTCACGACGAGGAGAAGGTGAAAAATGAAATGGCACGAATCGAGCAGGAGCGCATCAATCAGGCGGTGGATGTGCTGGATAAGTATCACAATCCTGGCAGTAAATTGGGCCGGCCAATTTTCAGTGTCGCACCGTATTGGCACGCCTACTGGGCCGAGCGTGAAGGCCCGGAGTTTTGGAGTTGGCGGCATAACCGCATCGGGCTGGAAAAGATGATGCGCGACACCCCTGGCTTAATCCGGCGCAACCTGCCGAAAAAGCCGCAGTTTTTGGTGGATGGGTTCAAGGGCATTTTGAATCAATTCGGGAAGGATGCCGCGGCATGAGTGTGCAATTACAGGACTGCATCAACTCGGCCTGGCGTCTGACCGGGCAATCAAGCGGCACGAGCCTCCCGACGGCCAGTGCCGGGCCGCTGGTTGAACTGACGCAGATTTGCGAGTTCATCAATTTGTCCATTCGCCGAGTCTGGAATGACCGGGGCTGGCCTGAGACGCTATCCGTGGAGAAGCGTTACTTCGCGCCGTCATTCAACGCGAACGCCACTTATGAGCCAGGGGCGCAGATTTACGACCCGGTGACGGTTGGGTATTGGGTGTGCCTTGTGACCACCACTGCCGGGCAGAACCCGACGAACACGCCCGCATCATGGGGGGCGTTGGCAATCGGCCCGGCTAGTTATGCCCCGGTGCCGCCGCCCAACACGCCGATTTTGCTGCCACGATTCCCGATGGTTTCATGGAACCCGCCCGCACAAGTCCGCAATGATATTACCGGACTGACCTACGGCGGCACACCGTTGACGGGAGTGGCGACGGCCGGCGGCGCGGTGGCCCTCGGCACAATTCTTGAACTTGGGTATTATGGCTTCCCGCAGTATGTTCAGCTATTGGCGGGCACGAACCCGATGCTGTCCGCAGCCGGTGCCGTGGTTACGCCGCCCTCCGATTACAATGCGGGAACCAACAACGTCAAATGGCTGGTGATACCGCCGGATGGCATGGGAGAGACCAGCCCCATCAACGCGGTGCTGGAGATTTATCCCTGCTACGACCCCACGGTTTATTCCAACGAGCGCGAAATTCCCTACCGCTATCTCGGCAATGGCTGGGTTTATGTTCAATCTTACTGGAATGGTGGCGCGGTATGGGTGCTGTTGAAAAAACCCGTGCCGGTGTTCACGCTGAACGCTTACAATAGCAGCACCGCCTACGCCGCCGGGCAGACGGCTTTTTTCAATGGCGACACCTACGTGGACACCTATCTGGGGGGAACCAGCACAAACAAGACGCCTGGGCCGATCTCGATTTTCTGGACACTCCTGCCCTTCCCTGAGCGCTTCTTTGAATACTGCGCGCGCGCGGCGGCGGCGGAGTGGAAGGCCAAGACCGGGATGAAGGAACAGGACGTTCAGGCGGCCCTCCAGCGGGCCGAGAACGCATTCACGGAACTCAACCTCAATTTTGTGCAGGAAGAAAACCAGGGAAAATTCCTTGGAAAAAACATGGGCGCATGGCCCCGCAGCCTCGGACACGGTTGCTGGGGTAGTGCGCCATAACCCAAAAATCCAATGAGCGCAGTCAATATCCGAGTAACCAACCTCGCCCATGCGGCCATGCCGATTGTGGGGTCATTTCAGCAATTCGCCGTCACCTCAACGGCCACATTGCTTTACGGCCTTGCCGCCAACAAGCAAAGCAACAAGGCCCAGATTGTATCCGTCTTGTGCGAGGTTTATTCCCTGCGCTGGACTTCTGACGGCACCGCGCCGACCGCCACGACGGGCTTCCTTTTGGCGGCGGGCGTGCCCCTGCTGGTGAGTGCCGGTGAGGCCAGCACGATGCAACTTATCGCCGTTTCCGCCGGAGCCGCGACGGTGCAAATTCAGGAATACAAAATATAAATCATCAAGTAGATGGCCGTTCCCGCCTTACCGATTATTTTGCTCCGCAATCCGCCCTCGTTGGCTACGGCCCGCGTGGCGAACGCCAGCACGACTACGCCCGCGCAATGGCAGGCATTTGTGGCCGGGGAAACCAAAAGCATTGCCCTCAGTATTTGCGACGGGGCGGGGAATCTGGAAACGCTGACGGGGCGCACCTACCGCGTCACCATCGGGCAGATTAACGCCCCGGCGACGATTGGCTCATTCCCGCTGGCTGATGTCGGTGGCGCAACCACGGGACTACTGGCTTACAACGTCTCGGCGGCGAACGTGCAAATTGCCCTCAATGCCCTCAATGGCGGACTCGGCCCGAGCAGCACGCAAGTCATTGTGTCCGGCCCGGACGGCGGCCCCTTCGTGGTAATCGGGGCGGTCAACGGGGCCATTGGTTTGCTCACGGCGAACGTGACCGACCTGACCCCCACTTGCACGACCGTGATAACTGAGATACAGGCCGGGAGCGGGTCTCTGCCGGAGGTTCAGCTTATCCGCATTTTCCAACTGCCCTACGCCATTCAAGCATCGTGGACAATCAGTGGCACGGCGGCGACGGCCCTTCTGTTGGTGGACTCGCCAGGGCTGTATCAATGGCTCGCGCAGAATCCCAGCGGCCCGCTCTATTTTGAGATTGAGGAAAACGACGGAACGAGCGTCGCCAAAATCTGTCAGGCACCGATTTTCGTCTATGGCGATGTCGCGGCGGTGGGGGTTGGCACCGCTCCGAATCTGGCGCAGGCCACCAAATTCACGGCCAGCATATCGGTTGACGCGCTGACGGTGGCGGTGACATTCAGCCCGGCGTTTGCCTCGCCGCCGAGTGTGGTTATCGGGCAGGTGGCGATGCCTAATAATACGGGCGAGAACATCTGGGCCACGCTCATTGCCAATTCGGTGACGACGACGGGCGCGACTTTTTCTCTTTCCGGTGGCCCTACGGCCAGCGGCTACACCATCCAAGGCATCGCCCTTTCCTAACATGAAAAAACTTATTCTCGCGCTATTTTCCGGCCTTGCGGTGTTTGCTTGCGCCGCCACCACGCCGCTGAACAACCCCACTGTGGGCGGCGGAAACACCTCGTCCGTGCTATTCATCGGCCCGAACGGGACGCTGACGCTGACGGCGAATGTCGGCAATCTCTCGCTTGCGCCCGGCTGGAATGGCACGGCGGGGAATGTCCTGACGGTGGGGAGCGGGAACCTTTATTTTGCTCCGCAGAGCGGCGGCGGCGGGGGCAACGGCACGATTCCCTTCAACATCACGAACTTCACGCTGAACTCGTTTCTGGTGGGGAATAACACAGGGGTGGCGACGCAGCTTGGGCCTACCAATGGCTCCGTGGCCGGCTGGAATGGCACTGGGACGGCGACAGCCTACACCTGGGGCTACCTTTCGACCTACGCGGGGATTGCGCCGAACACGAGCACGCTGACGGCGAACCTGGGACTCTACGCGCTTCTCTCCTCCTTGGGCAACATGAGCACGGCGAATTTCCCAGTGACGGTGCCGGAGGGCGGCACGGGCCTTTTGACCGTGGCCTCGGGAAATTTGCTATCGGGCAATGGCACCGGTGCGATGATTCCCGTCGCCTACAACGCGACGACGATCAACACCAACCTGGCGGCCACCTACCAGCCGCTGAACGCGAACCTGACGAGCTTGGCCGGTGTGACGCCGAACCTGACGACGGTCGCACAAAATCTGCAAACGCTGACCACGCTGGCCGATTTGTCGCTGCCAAACACGCAGGTCACCGGCCTGGGCAATATGAGCGTGCAGAACTCGAACGCGGTGACAATTACTGGGGGGAATTACTCCGGCAACATTTTGGCGGGGATATTGACCGGCAATCTCGCGCTGGGCGGGGAGACATTGACCGGCACGGGCATCTTCAATGGCACGGACACTTTCAGCGGGGTGCTCAACGCCAACGGCACCGGGTTGCTGGGCATCGGGGTTCTGGCCACGAACGGCACGGTGGCGAACAATGGGAATATCATGACCGGGAATGACATCACCACGCGCGCGGT